TCCTTGGGACTCAGTACGCCAAGTTGAATGTAACGGCCATCTACAGCCGCCACGCGAGCCCTTACGTCAGCCATTTCGCGCTCATTCAGCTCGAACAATGGATTGAAGGAGATGCGCCACGATTCAGGAAGCTCGCCTTTTGTCGGACCGTCCTTGCTCAGCATGATGTATTCCATCAGCTTCTTGACAGGGCGCTTGAAATGCGTGCCTTGATAATCCGCCAAGGTTTTTGCAAAATCACGCTCTTCGCTGCGACCAGTGGAGCCCAGGCCGCCAGGACTTTCACCAAATAGAACAGTATGAGGAATTTTGCTGGCGCCAATAATATCCACGCGAAGCTTTTCAAGGATTTCTCCAATGCCACCAAAGTTGCGACTAATAAATTCAAGCTCTTCCTTTTCAGCGTCAATCGCGTAGCCACGATAAATGCTCTTGCTCATGTCATTCACTTGCAAGCGATCACGAATGGAGCTTTCTTTCCCAGCCGCAAGCATTGCTGCTAAGCCCCTCACTTTATGAACAAAAATATCAAATTCAGTGAGAAGAGTTGCTGCAGAATTGAGGCCAGTCCAGTAATGACGGAAGCTGTCATAAACAGTTTGCAAACTGCTCATACCCCAACCATAGTTACGTTGCCTAACGCGATAAGGCAACCAGTCACCATCAAAGCGCAGAATCCTATCTTTGTGAATATAAGAAAGCGTGGGCTCGTTAATTAAATCTCCAGAGATGATCTGATAATAAGTGGCTTTTGAATAGTCGTATAAGTTTTCTTCGTTGATAACTGGTGCAATTTGCCATCGATCAAGGCATTCAATTTCTTCAATGCGACGGATGTTACGTTTATCGACAGGCATGTAAGCGGGACGCCCATCGTCAATAAAGAGAAGTAGACAAGCACCCCCATAAAGGCGGGAGTTTTTGGCTGCGAGGTTGAGCTGTTCAAGAATGTAGAGGTCTTCAATCGTTTGTTCAATGCCTTGTACTTCTTCGGCTCTTACGCCATCACCACCGAACAACACTTTAAAGCCCTTTCGCGTGGCTTGATCTGCGTAAATGTCGACAATGCGACGAGGAAGCCATTCTCCATAGAGATTTTCAAGATCTTCTTGCGGCAGGAAAACAGTGGCAGTAGTTTTGGTGTACTGACTCTTGTCGCGGCCAGTGCCCATGCCAATTAGCACGTTTTGAAGGCCGTCTGCGCGAATGCCACCTGCCGTGGCGTGCCCTAAATCAATTGCTTCGCCTTCCATAACCAATGCTAATGGCTAAGTTGTATTGCTTTCAGTCTAATTCCTGGATACATTGTCCGTAGAAGCTGGCCATTATGGACTGGTTAATGCCCCTCACTTTCGCTTTTACGCCCGATCAGCGGCAACGCGCTCGCGGCGAAGCTTTTCGCCGTCAAGCTGTCAACGAAAAGCAAGGCAGAAAGGGCAGGAACAATGGAGCCGAGAATGGCGAGTTGGCTCTGCGTCATCATTTGCTCGGCGCTGCTGGGGAAATGGCCGTAGCCGTAATGCTCGACATGGAAAACAAGCTCTACCAAGAGACAGAAGCAAAACGCGGCTCCGCAGATCTTCCTCCAAATATTGACGTTAAAACTCGCTCTAAGCATTACTACGATTTAATAGTGCAGCTAGATGAAAACCCGGATAAGATATTGGTGCTTGTCACAATTGAAAATCGCATTACTCTCATCCATGGCTGGATAAAAGCTGCTGATGCGATGAAAGAGCAATGGAAAAAAGACCCAGCGGGAGGGCGCCCTGCGTACTTTGTGCCTAAAACTGAACTACTTTCCCTATCTTTGTTGAAGCACAAGTGAACCTTACTTGCAGTCAATTCGCTAAACATGCTCTCGGTTTAGAGCTTTATCCGGCGCAAGCTCGCATTTTGGATGAATTCTTTCAGCCAGGCAAATCTCATGCAGTGTGGGCTTTGGGACGAAGAAGTGGCAAAACCTTGATGGCTGCCGTGGCATGCCTCTATATGTGCTTTGTTCTGGAAGAAGAATATCGCCGCAAAGTTAGAAAAGGGGAGCGATGGTATGTGGTGACGGTGGCAAACAGCCAAGACCAGGCTCGCATTGCTCTTAACAACATCCGCCAACTAATCATTGAAAGCCCCTTCGCCCAAGAGATTGTTCGCGAAACCGCTGACATCATTGAACTCAGTAACAATTGCGTATTTAAAGCCATCCCTACATCAGGCCGTGCTGCTCGTGGTCTTGCTTGCGCTGGTGCAGTGTTTGACGAACTTGCATTTGCTACTGAAGGCGATGCAAATAGTGGAGGGCGTGGCATCTATGACGCACTATCCCCCGCCATCGCTCAGTTCGGAGGCAAAGGACGCATCCTCGAGCTGTCTTCTCCATGGCTCACGGACGGTATCTTCTATCAGCATTTCAAAGAAGCATCGTCAGGACGTTTTCCTTTCATGCAGGCAGTGAATCTTCCAACGTGGGAGATGAACCCAAATATTTCGCAAGAGTTTCTTGACACAGAGAGACAGCGCGACCCCGAAAAGTTTAAGGTTGAGTATGGAGCACAATTCGCCTCCAACCTTTCGGCGCTAGTCAATAGCGATGTGATTGATGCCTGTATTGATGATCGCCGCGCAGCATTACCACCACGCCCTGAATTCCAGGGAGCTTACGTCCTTGCCCTTGACCCCGCCCGTGGTGGCGTTGGCCGCGACGACTACACTGCTTGTATTGTTCACTACGAAAACGGCACTCTTGTCGTGGATAAGTTCCATTCGTTCGTAGCTGATTTTGAAATCAATGGAAGGAAGGAAGTGAATATCAATGCAGTGGAAGATTGGATTAAAGAGCAGCATCGCCTATATGTGTTTGACACGATTGTGATGGACCAGTTCAACAGTGCTGGCACCATTCAAAGCTTGGCCAGTGATTTGCCCATTACAGAACTCACTTGGACTGTTAGTTCAAAAATGAAAGCTTTCAGCAAAATGCGAGAGCTTTTTAATGCAGGACAAATCAATATCTATCGTCACGAGAAGGCAATTATGCAGCTCAAGAACTTAACAGTGGTCTATAAACCAAGCGGGCAATGGAGTGTAACGGGTGGTAAAGCCACTGGTATTGATGACTTGGCATTTGCAATGGCTGGTGCCATTCTTGCTGCAAGTAAAGACGATGATATTGGCTGGATCGAAAGCTTAATCTCCTAGTATGATTTTCAAACAATAGTTCTGTCATGAAGTGACTTATTGCAAATTAACTATGCAGGAAACCAAATTCCTCGTAGCACTATTAGAAAACGCTCCCACTAGCAAGCAAACTTCTCTCCAGCTTCTTGCTGCAGAACATCTATACATCCCCACATTACTCCCGAAGCTCAAGGCCCATGCCAAGCGACTGAAGGAAGAGGAGCAGCTTGAACGCTCTTGGGAGGCGGAGGCTACTACTGACGACTACATGCCAGACCATGACGGCAGTGAAAGCTTAAGAGAATATGACGCCTGACCATCGTCGTGTTATGATTTCAAAGCTTTCGCGAAGCACGCTGGCCAGCGTTTTAAAAGAACAGTATCGGGGGATGCTGTTCGTTGCCACAAAATGGAGCCAAGGCTATGGGCCGACCCATGGTTAAAAGCTGTGCAAAGGCGGATTGAAGCCCCGCCCTCAGCACCTTTGCTCCTCACGCCCCTGTAGCCCAATTGGCAGCAGGCATCTGGTTTAAGCCCAGAGGAGTACCAGTTCGAATCTGGTCAGGGGCATCATGCTAAGCTGAAGATACGTTCACCCCAGCGATGGGGCGCATGCTCGCTGCCACGGAACGGGGGCAGCATCATCGGGAACCATCATGAACCCTCTTGCTCTGATCAAGCAGCAGCTTGAGAAAGCTGCTCGTCTGCGCGAAGCTCAAATGGCTTCGCTTGTCTATCGCGGCGTTGCTTATGTGCCCAAGCCCCATTGGTTTTGAGCACTAACACTGGTATAGTTATGGGGGCGCGAGTCCCCTTTTTTTATTTCCTCTCAATGGCAAGAAGGTTTCGACCTCTACAACCTCGCAAGCGCGGAAGCAAAATGTCGAGCCTACGACAATGCTCGCGCCATGCACGCAAGCAAGGCAAAAATAAAAAGCAAGACAAGGGCAGCGGAGGGATATTGCTACTAGCCTTATTATTTGGCCTTACTTGACCGAGATGGGAGGGTAATGCCCTCCTTTTTTTATTGCCTGCACTGTGCATTCATTATCATTCCAATGCCTCACCGCATTGGCAACAATCGCAATATTGGTAATTAAATAAGAAGCAAAAATAAACGTGCGGACAATTGCGATTGTATCTGCTTCGCGATCATGCTTCCCCGCCTTCTCGCCCAGCGCCTTCGCCCAGATTCTCCACATTTGCTTCTTGTCGATGAATGTAAGATTTTAGTTCATGAAGATAAGCCCTAAGCATGGCTGCCTTCTCTAAATGCCACGGGTCGTGACAGGTAAGATACAAAGCCATGTGGGCATCTACGGCTTTAAGAATATTATGAATGGGAGCGTTCCATGGCTCCCTGATGGGCGTATTAAACGTGCGTCTTTCTTGAGTCACGGAAGTAATCCTTCACCCTTTCAAACTCTACTGGAGAAAAGTCATTCACTTCTAGGCAACAGTTGAAATAACGCTTATCAATCTGTCCATTGTCATCCAGAATACGATGGCAATGCAAATGGCCATGTACATTGCCTGTGTAATGCCCAGAAAGACACGATGGATGTACAGGGATGTGCGTAAAGATTAAGCCACCAGGAAACGTGCTGTCACAAGGATGGAAGAATGCTCCTCTCACGTCTTCAAAATATGGCAAATAGTCTTTCAAGGCGCCTTGGTCATGATTGCCACGAATGAGAATCTTCCTTCCATTGAGACGAGAAAGAAGCTTTAGCGATGCACGGGGAATAACTACATCACCAAGATGGTAAACAGTGTCACGCTTCCCTACCTTTTCGTTCCATCGCTCAATGATGATTTCGTCCATTTCTTCGCACGATGCAAATGGACGTAATGGTTCGCCATCAGGACGAACAAAATCAATCATCTTCGCATGACCGAAATGAGTGTCTGACGTAACAAAAGCGCTCATTACTTCTTGCTCCGCGCATGCTCGAGGTAGGCGCTTAATTTGCAGCCCGTCACTTGCCCGTCTTTTCCAATATTGACAACATAAGAATCTTCTCCTTGCACCTTCACCGCTTCTTCTATTGCCGCCACCCCCATTCCAATGATGGTGCCAGCACTGACATTCAGCCTTCTTGCAAGATATTTAAGAACAGTTTGCGAATCCTCGCTCACGCCATACGTGGCCGCATGATGCGATGACTTGAACATCATTGATATTCACTCATTACACAAGTTTTTACGAATGGTCGCTCAAGACTTTTAATTATTTTAATGGTCCATTCTTCAGCTTCATTTAAATCGTGAAACACATTGCGAAAATTCCACCACCAAAACTCTTTTTCCTGCACTTCATACATGGGTATCCGTGGATCTAATACTGAAGGCTTTTGGACGATGCGAAACCGTGCCATGGTTCAATGGAGAAGAAGAATCATCATAGGACAGCCCCAGGAATCGAACCTGGCATTCTGGGCTATCTGCCCAACGTGTACCACAACACTTAACCGTCAGCAGCCCCTGGCTTGAGCATCGTTGAGAGGCTTAGGGGCGAGGATCCGTCAAGCTTGCCGAATGGGTCGAGGGCTCACCAGTGGATCAACCTGGCGGGAGCGTCCTCCCGACCTGCAAACGCAGGATTTTGCGCAAGCCAGGAAAGGCACTCCACAACCAACGGTGGACCTCAGAACTGGCTGCACACTGCCGACAGAGCAGCAGTGGTGGTGATGCCCGATGCAAAAGCAGAGCGGGAACTCACTAACTATATCATGCCCGCCCGTACTGAGGCAGGTCATTATTGGCAGCCTCAAAGAACGAAGGCATGCGGCTGCGAGCAGTGTCGTTCAGCTCCTCGGCTTTGCCCTTCTCAAACAAGCTATCACTCTGACGCAGCCAAAAATCTTTATTCAGCCACTTGTCATTACTTGCTTGCAGCGCATCAAAAGCCCACAATGCAGTGGCCCGACGCAGTTTGTTCAAGCTTTGACCAGCAGTCTCTCCTAGCTCCTTCGCGACAAGACTATGCACGCCAACGTGCGTAATCTCATCACGACTGATATCAGCACTCACCGTGCGAATACCCACGTCTCCATTGAAACGGAAAAACGGCAAAGCGACAAAGAAAATACTCCGCTCCAAAATGGCAGCTTTCAAAATGGGATGGGCAGGATGCTCTTGCCATGCCTTAAGAATGTTGAGCACTTCCTTCTCAGCCTTTTCACTGGTGCCATGGGCAGTTGCCACGTAGTTCAATGCCTCGTCATGCCGCTGCTCGTCTTCTTGGTTATGACGCAAGGCTTCAATCACGCCAGGCGTAGCAGGAAGGTCGCGCTCTAGTCCTTGCTGCAGAAAGTCCTTCACAGGTAGTTCCAGATGGCGCAAGGCCAGCAAATTGTAAATCGTGTCCTCACCGCCTTCCTTAAGCTTGCCCTTGCTAACAGGCACTGCCTGCCAAGGGCGCTTCTTGGCAATCATGGACAGATAGGGGCTCTTGACGGCGTTCATGGTTGTAGTATCGTGCAGGTGTGTGAGGAGAAAGGGGGCTCTAGGCCCCCTTCTTTTTTTCATTCAGCGCAGGCAGCGCAAAATCCAGCCTCTAAATTGCAAGACGCAGAAGATCCGTCAGCTTCAGACTCTTCGTCTAAGCCAAACATGCTCTTAAAATCGTCGTCCAATGCAGCATATGCATCGTCCTTACGCTGAGTATCAGGCAGGACTTGCAGGCTGTAATAGAGGCTCGTCTGAGATGATTCTAGCCAGTCACGAAGGAACCCTTCGTCGTAAATGACCATATCGCTCCATGAATTAAACGAATAGCCATGGAAAAGACCAGTGCGTTGATAAAGCGAAACAATGCCATCAGCCACGCGCTTGTAGTTAGCCCAGCCTACTTCAGCAGCAATTTCTACATTGCCATAATCAAACGTCTCCACGCCGAACGTGCCACTGTCACGATCAACAATGCGACCAATGGGAGGAGCAATTTCAGGAGCAGTGGTAAAACCGCGAGTATCTAGGTAGCGATAAGAGCACGATGCAGTGGGGGCGATACAGAAAGCACGTTCCATGCCGTGCTCGCGAGCAATTTCAGCGGCCTTCTGGATGCCTTGGTCTAATTGCCACACGGCCTCACCGGCGGGCTTTTCATGCCAATAATGGCACCAAGGATGCGGATCATCCATTAAATAGGCTTCAAGAGCCTTTCCGAAATCTTCATAGCTAATGCCATGAATGGCAAGGAAATTAGCTAAGCCCAGCACGCCCAGACCAATTTGTTTATCAATGGTGGGAGAAAGATATTCTCCAGTGTCACCAACGCCAGTATTGGGATGGAGGTCAACTAGCTGTTGCATGCCTTCAATAAAAGCGCCTTGCAAATTATCGAAATTACAAGCGCCAAGATTGACGTGCTGCAGCAGGCAAGTGCCACGATGCGGAAGATATACCTCCAAACAGACATTTGCCCGAATTCGCTCTCCTTTTGCATTGAAACGAATTTTGTTCAGCCAGATGTCACCATTGCCAATTCCTTTCAGCAATGCAATGATAAATTCTTGAGAACTATTTTCAATAAACTTTTCGTCTACATTGATGCAGCGTTTCACCCAGGGCAGCTCACTGCGCGAAGCATTAATAAATTCCAATGCATCAGGATGATCATAATCAAGATGCAAAACTACAGCGCCATTTTTATAAACACCGCCCCTGCGCAAGATTTCATTAAGCGTGGAATAAATCTTGCCAAAACTTACTGGCCCACTCGCCACCAAGCCTTTGCCATTTTCAGCGTCCCTTTCACGGAGAGAAGAAAGATGAATAGCGACGCCCGCACCATTGCGCAAGCCGTGACTAACAAACCGCCAAGACGCTTCAATGCCATCTTCGCCCTCCATTGAATCTTCTACGTTGAAAACCGTGCAGCTCACTGCGAGACGACCTTCTGGGCTATCCATCCAATCTTGCACTCGCCCAGTCCGGGCAATCGGAGTGCATTTTGCTTTTTCTTTCAGGCTCATGAGACGACAAAGCCCCGCTCAGCGGGGCGCGATCAACTTAGGTAGGCTAGCTTAGACAGGACGATGGAAAAGGGAAGTTTTCCTTTAGTCTCACAGATTTTCAGCATCCTCGTTTGAGACCAAATCATCGGATAAAACGCGCTTGACGTTTTGCGGAGATGTCTCAAGGTAAGCTATCGCCTTCTTTACGCCATCCAACGTATCGCCCAGTTGTCCTATCCCTGCGTTGCAGTTTTGGCATACTATTCCACGAATCTGGCCCGTCTCGTGGTCATGATCAACATTGAAATTCCCTGTTCCCTTTGGCTCACCGGCGCCGCAGCAAGCGCAGCAATAATTTTGCGAAGCCAATAAAGCATCATATTGCAGCATCGTTATTCCATACGTGGACTTAAGGAACCTGGCACGAATTTTATCTTTATTTTGCGCATAATATTCACGCTCCCGTGCGCGATATGCATCCAGGTTCTCTTGGCGACGCCGTTTATTGCGTTCGCGTATCTTGGCGCGATTTTTCGCCACGTATTCACGAGCTCGTTGATTTAATTTTTCACGATTTTTTTCTACCGTCTTTTTTCTGGATTCAATGATCTTATCTGGATGCTCTTCCCTGTATTTGCGGCAGCGGAGGTTATGGCAATCGCGGCATTCACTTTGGAGTCCATCCGCCTTTGCTGCCCGCTTATTAAATTGG